ATATACTTTTTGTTTTCTCCACTTAATTCTATTGTTTTTGCTATTTCAGTATAAATTAGTCTTAATGCTTCTCCACGTTCAATATTAACTAACTTTTGTTCATTCTTAGCTTCAACATAAAATTTTTGTGAAGGCTGTAATTTATTTAAGGCTATTAACTCTAAGTTATTGAAGCCACTTGTTGTAATGTTACTCATAGATTTTCCCAGTCTGTGTTATTAATTTCGTTTTGTATTATTTGCATTCGAGTGTTAAATGTATTGTTATCTTTTACAAAATCAACTTTTGCTTTTTTAAATGCATCTTTTACCCACATATTTATTGCAGCATAATCGGATTTGTATTTCTTTCCTGTACTTGCTTTATAATCATTTAATTTATTAAGCATCCATTCTACTTCATGTGATGCAAAATCTTCATTTAATTTATTAAGTTCAGATTCAGAAAGAAAAACAAATTCTTTTATTTTATTCTTATTCTTATTCTTATTTATTTCTTCTTCTTTTTCTTCTTTGCTTAAAATCGCTTTACTATCGTTAAGCGGTCGCTTAGCGTTCGCTTTATTTCGTTTAGCTTCTGCACCTTTTTTGCCATTCTCTGAATTAACTTTTGATATGTGATTAGCTTCAATTAATTGTTCATCTAAAAATTTAATTAATATATTTCCTTGCTCATTCCAAATATATCTATCAATTAACTCCTTTATTAATGATTCATTTTTATATCTTCTAATTAAATCTTCGATTGTTAATTTACCATCTCTTTGCCAATATAAAGCACATACATTAATAAATAAACCTTGAAGTTCTAAAGATTCATAAACTATATCTCCAGTTAGCCATTCAGTAGCAGTAAATTTAAAATATGGAAAATTTTTTGCCATTTATGTAAAATAAAAAACCCATCGGCTTTCGAGGTAACGGACTCTACTCACCAATGGGATTAAAATATTATTATTACTGATGCCGTTACTCATCGGGTACAAATATACAAAAATTATTTAACTTTCCAAACCTTTGTAAAATTCTTCACGCATATTTGAGTTCATGGTATGGTAAATATCACCTATTTTATCTAAGTACTCAACGTCTGTTATATTTCTTTTTTCAAGTTCTTCAACTATTTTAAAGCCTTGTTTTTGCCATAGATTAAAATCAGCTTTCATCTTATGTTTAAATTTACCAGTTAATTGTGTTGATTGCTCAACTGCAGCTTTAAATAATGCTATAAGCATGTGAGACTCAAACTCAATTTTGGCTTCTTCAATTGTTAGTGATTTTTCCATGTTCTTTTATTTTTAATTTGTAAATTTTAATTAGTTCCTGTATTTCATCTAAGGTTAATTTTAAAGTTTTATTCCTGCTTTTTAATAATTCAATAAATTTTAATTTGCCTATTCTGTTTGGTAATTGAATAAAGTATTCAGCACTTGCTCCATGTTTGTGTTGGTTGCAGTGAACACATTGTCCGTGTACGTTATCTTCATTAAATCTTAAATTAGGATAACTTCCAACTGCTAAGAAATGTCCAGCATCAAACTTATCTTTAAAAGGCTTTAAACAGGTTATACAGCCTTTTTTTTCATCCCTTAGTCTTATCCATTGGTTGAATAACTTTTGTAGTGTATTAAGCCATTCTGTTCGTGTTTTTGATTTACTAATTAATTCAGCTTTTTTCTTTTTCCAAACTTTTTTTTCTGCTAATAAAGATGCGCATTTCGGACTGCAAACTTGTTGAAGGCTATTAAATGGAGTGTAGGTATTCCCACACTCCTTGCATTTTTTATCTTTAATTTTTTTCATTAATATCTTAAATTTACCTTATCTCTTCTTTTATAGTTGTAAATTTCTTCTATTAATGCCACATACTGAGTGCTATTCACACAATCAACAATTGCTCCTTGTTGTATTTTAAGCTTCTGTATAAATTCAGTAAATTCAAAATTTTTATTATTTAATAAACTATAAATAGCAAAAATAAATGAACGTCTTTTATAACCTGCATAATATTGTCCTATTATTTCTATTTTATCAGCAAAATTACAAGCTTCTAAATAATTAACTACTTTAAATTTTCCTTCATAAAATTCTTTTAATTTATCAGTTTTTTGTTGAGAAGCTTTACCTGATAAAAAAGTCAAACATTCAGTATGCCCAAAATTATATCTTTGTTTAAATTCTTTATATATCAAATAATCTTTATTTCCTAAATTACAATATCCTTCTAAATAGTCATCGCTATTCCACGTTTTAGAATTTGCATTTAATAAATGAACCTCATCTAATCCATAACCTTCACAAATAATATATCTAAGAGGAAGATTTAATTCTTTAATAACTTCAAATCTATGCTGCCCATCTATTATTTCATAATTCTCATTTACTATAATAACAGTAAATAAATAATTAGATTGCATTGATTTTTTTAATCTATTAATATGTAAAAGATTTTTGTTTCTATTACCATCTATTGACTTGAATAAATAGTAATCAGTTGTTGTGTGAACGTGGTTACTGTACTTCACCATTGGTTCTGTGTTTGTTGTTTTCATGTTTATTTTATTTGATTTATTTTTATTTCTTTCCATTAAATGATTTAAATTTCATAATAAAAATTGTTTCCAACTCTAAATATATCTGTTAGCTTATAAATGTTGCTGCAATCTTTAATGTTTCTTAATTTATTTCCGTTCCATTGTAAATGAAAATACTCTTCAAAACTTAATTCTTTTGCACTTAAAAGCAAATTAACTATCCATTGTTTTTTAGGTTCGCTTTCTTCCACTTTTTTAAGTATATTATTTTGAAGTTCTTCATCTGTTTTTAACTCAAATATCTTATATCTTTTTTCTAATTCAATAGGATATTCTTGCCATTCTTCTTCACCCCACAATTCAGGACGGGTTAAATAAAAACATAAATAACCAGTATCTGATTTACAGGCTAACATTTGCATTTGAACTTGTTGATAGTATTTAGTTGGAACACTATTTATTTGTTCAATATAAGCATCAACGTTATAAGGACATTTAATATCCATTGGTGAATAACCTATTAATACATCTGGACTTGCTCCGCAAAATTCATTTATAGGTAAAAATTCATCAAGCCATGTAGCTTCAGGGTATAATGGTAAAACAACTTTTTGAAAGGCATTAATTTGATTATTTAAACCATGCCTTGTTGCAGATGTATCAATATCATCTTTTATTCCAATAGCTTGTAATGCAAGTTCTAAAATATAACTTTGTGAGGTTTTCCCACTACCCCCCGCTAATAAGCGGGAGATATTAGAAGCGGAAAACTTTGCTATTCTTAATTCAGTATTTATCATATTAAATTGATTTTATTAGTTTAGTTTCTACTTCTTGACTAACCTCATATTTTGCCTTTATAGCATCTATTGAACCACCTTTCATTAAATACTCAACTGCTTTGCCAAAGTGTTCTGTATCGGCTTTTAAAATAGGTTTACGGGCTACCTCTTTTTTATTATCATGGTCAGCATCACTTTCTGTTTCATCAATTAAGAATAAACCATTTAAAGCATATTTACGAGCGTAACTTGAAGCTGTGCCAGTACATTGTTCACTGCTCATTCCTTTATGTTCACTCATTTCTGCAAATCCATTTACAGCAATAAATTCATTATTTAAAAAAACAGATGCTGTTGACTTTATGAATATTTTATGGTCAGTAAAGTAAATATCATCTGTTAATGAAAGCCTTAATTGATATTTATTTAAAAGTGGTTTTACAGCTTCTAAAATATCTTCAGCACTTCTATACTTATACTTGCCAAATGAATTATAATTACCTTTTGGGACTTTTAATTCTGATTGAATAGCAATTAAACGTTCATTAATTGATAATACTTTTTCCTGTTTTGTTTCGTTCGTTTTCATAATAGATTGATTTAATTCTTTTTATTTTTACTTTTTTGTAGTGAATAGATTAAAATGGTAATCCATCATCTTCTATTTTAGGACTGTACTTTGTTTCATTTGAGTAAGTATTTGTTTCATTCTCTTTTTTAAATGGCTCCTGAAATGCTGCACTGAAATACTTAACACCTTTTTGGCTTTCTTTTAACCATAATGATATTTCCATTTCTTTACCATTTACGTTAACAGTACCCCTGTAGTCAGGTTGTTTCTCGTTTGATTTTTTAGCATTCTTAAAGATTGCTCCGCTGTTTAATTTAGTTTCCATGTTTTTGTTTTTTATTAGTTATTGTAAATTGTTTGTAGTTGCTTTTTGTTTTATCATTTCTTAACCACTGCTCATTAACTGAATAACCTAATTTTCTAATCATTGCAATTAACTTGTGAAGGTTAAGTGTTCCTTGATTGCATTCTTTTTTTGTAATGGCGTAAGCATTTGAACCATTTACCGCGATGCCACTTAGTAATGCATCTAATACTGCTTGTTTTTGTGTTTTTTTCATAGTTATAAAGTTTTTACAAATATAATAATAATTAATTTTAAACCAATTTATAATTTAAATAATTGTGAGTTAAAGTTTCCAACTGTTTTTTTAACCATAAAAATTTTTCAGTTAGTTCAAAATTGATGTCTTCTTCGGCATCCGCCAATTTCTCGCAAACTTCAATTAACTCTTTTTCTGTTTGGTTAATTCTCATTAACATATTAGTTTCAACTCTTGTTAAGTTATCCATGTACATTTTAGTTTCCATATTTAGCAGTTTTTTGTTTGTAAAATTCGTTAATTAGGTCGAGTAAGTCATCATTGCATTCACCTGATTTAAAAGCCTTGTGAATAGTGACTAAACTAAACTTCTTTCCTTTTTTATCGGCAAACCTTTTTAGCTTAGTTTGGTCTCCGAATGAGTAGTACTCATTCATTGTTTCTTGAATGTGTTTGGGTATTTTCATATTGTTTTGTATAGTTTGTTTAATTCTTTGTCAAAGCTTTCAATAAAGTCCATTTCATACTGATTCATTGATTGCTTTATTATGTGGCTCCCTATCCTATCGCATTTATCATTTAAGAAGTTTAATGCAAAGGTTGTGTACTCTTCATTGATAAACATTTCCAAATACCATAAGCCTAAATCAGCCTTAGTATTATTAGCTTTGTTGTATTCGTTCAATTTATCATAAATATAGGACTCCCAGTAGTTTAATTCATCGCTTAGCATGGCAATTCTGTTTTAGCAAGTGTTAATACATTAAAAAATTCTTCACGATCAATTTGCTCATAGGCACATGGAAATTGCATTGTATAGCTAACCATTTGAATTGAAACCTCATCTTTGTGATACAAAACAGTTGTAGTTCTGTTTTCTTCAATCATGTAATAATAATACTTGTCTTTTGTAAATAAAGGTAAGTTTACTTCTACTTCGATTTTTTCTTTGCGTTCAATTGTTACTTTCATGTTTTTTGATTTTTAGTTGTTATTTTTATAGTTGATTTGATAAATAATTAATTACTCCAATGTTTTCTAAATTATCAATAATAGCATATTGAAAAGAAATATCAGAGAATTCACTTTCTAAATATTTTTCTATTTGCATTTCTGTCATTCCTATTTCATCTGTAAATATAAATAATGCCTTATCTCCATTATTGTTTTCATCCCAGTTGTAAGCCTTTGGTAAATGGTTACTTACTCTTACTGTTATATCATCTATTTTATAATAATAAGAAGCTTTGTAAACTAAATTTGAAGGGTTAATTTTTTCTATTATTTCGTGCGCTTTCATAATTCTTTGTTTTTAATTATAAAGCAAATTTAAAGTAAAAATCAATCACTTTTACATTCATGGATAAAAAAAAGCAACTATTTTTTATAATAATTGCTAACTACTTGAAAATCAATGGTAATATTTTACTTAATCAACTTGTCGATTTGTGTTTGTTTTTGTGCTGATCCTTGAGAACTACCGAAATAATAACTTATAATTTGAGTACATACTGCTGATAATACACCTAAAACATAAATAATAATATCTTTCTCATTACCTACTTGCTTAAACATTAATACGTAAAACAATATAAATGTCAATAGAACAACTATTAAAGCCAAAACAGGTGTAACTATCTTATTTATTAATGGAGCTTTCTCCGCTGTTGCTATTTGTATTTCACGATTACGTGCACTATCCATTTCTTTTTGGTACACTTCTAATTGCTTAGTAGCTTCTTGTTCCATTACTTCTAAATGACTATTTAAAACCTTTTGCAGTTCTAAATTAGCAGCATCTTTTTCTTCTTTAGTTTGAACGAACTTATCTACTACATTGGCAACGCTTTCAACTACTTGCCCAGCACCACCTGAAAAAATTTTATTTAGAAAGTTTGGCATAAAAAATTTTATTATATTTGCGCATCGTTCTTTTTCATAAACTAATATTCTTTGAACAACGAAGCCTTTCAGAAATGAGAGGCTTTTTTGATTTAAAGGATTTCTAAAGAATGTTTTTCATCTTTGTGCAATAGCAAAAGATTAACCAAATCATTTTCAGCCTTAGTGCTATCGAATATAGCATTATCGCCTTTCTGATAACCCACTAAAATACAGCCGAGCGAATGGTCTGCCGAGTTTCCTCTATGCATAAGAACACCGTCAAAACCTTTTATATTGAGGATACGTGGTAACATCCTTTTGAACTTAGGACTAAGATTAACTATTAACTCATAACTACCCGAAGGAATTGCAGTAACTCCAAATATCTTTTTAGCTTGAATAAAAAGTAAAGTATCTGTTTGTTTCAATCCCCTATCTTTATCTTCAAGTGTATAACAGAAAAACTTTTCATTTACAAAAAGTCGTCCAATTGTACTAATATCGGTTTTTATTTCTCTAACTACTTTTAACTTCATCTTCTATCTTTTTTGGTAAAATAGCTTCGTTTGGTCTTGTATAATATTGTTCGTATCTATCACGCTCCAAACAATTAAATAGTTTTTGTTCTAAGTTAGCTACTCTATTATGTGTGTGCCATAGCCATAATACTAAAACAGCAGTTGCACCATATTTCTTTATAAGTTCTAAAGTTTCTTTCATGGTATTGGTGGTGTTGGTGGTGGTGTGTAAGGGCTTAATGGAATATCTAATAAATAAGCATATTGAGTATTTGCAACGTCAATTTCATCCTGTTCACTTAAAAATAAAAAGTAAACTCCGTTAATATCTTGAACGAAATTAAAAAATGTATCAGCATCAATGAACGTGCCTTGTAGTTCATTTGCTTGTTGGTTTGTTACTATTCTTCCTTCCATTATACTTGCCTTCCTAAAGTTGTGTTGTAATTTTGAACTGCTGTATAAAAGTTTGCAGCTTCTGTATCTGTTAGTCCACTACTTGCTGCAAAAAAAGCGCATTCTCTATTTGCATAAGACTGTATTGTTCCATTATTATTTAATGCTCCTATTGATAATTTTACCGAATTTAATGCTGTTGTATCAGTTGTAGTATTTGTGTTTTTTAAAACACCATTTTGATATATTTTCATTGAATTATTTGCGGTAATACTACCAGTAAATAATCCACGTCTATCAGTTGAAGAAAATAATACATAATTAGAATCATTCCTTTGTAAAGAAGCCCTTGAACCTAAAAGACCACTACTGTATAGCTGCATAAAATAATTACCAGTCACAGATAGAGATCCAACATCTATCCCTGAATTAGTATTATTTGTTCTTGAATAATAAGATAAAGTTCCACTATAATTAGTAAATGCTGTATTTGGAGAAATAAAAGTATCAGCATAAGAAGAAGTTCCGTTTGGAGTCATCCCTGTTGAGCTATGAGTCCATCCAGTTGAAAATGTTAATCTAAATGCAGCATCCAAGTCTCTTGGATCTTTTAAATTCCATTTATGAGTAGTTGCAGTTCCTCCAACAATTGGATAAATAGCTTTCATCTTAATCCAAATGTTAGCACTCTTTAAATCTAAAACAAGTTGATTAACCGCACTTTTTTGAGTAGCATCTGTTATTCCAGCTGCTGTTATAAAAGCTTGTGCATCGGTGTCAGTTGATGCGCCACCGCTAATTTTTTTAATATTTCTAAATATTGTATTTGCTATGCCTATCATATATTCTTTTCTGAATATGCAATAATACTTCCACTTGTTAATGTTAATGCTGTGATGTACTCAAAGTATGGCAAATAATAAGTATCACCAGCTTTTAAAGTTTTTCCACTTATTCCAAGTATGGTAACATAATTTTTACCCCCACCAGTTGCAACTGATACAACGGTGTCTTCACGTACATAAAAAGCACATATTTGTTTTCCTGTTCTTGCTACTGTATCTGCTATTAGTTCAGAACCTCCTGAAACCCCAGCTCTATTTGCGAATGTTATCATTTTATTTAATTTATTTTTTGTTTATATCCGTATCTAATTATTGTTTGTGGATTATCTAATTCATAAGCATAAAACTCTATCGTTTCAAGTTGATTATTTGTATAGTAGTAAATATTATACTTATTATTTTCAAATATTATTTGATAAGTTAAATTCATATTGTTTTTATTTTAATAGAATAATTAACTGCTGTTGGATTAACTGCAAATGATGGTGTTACTAACTTAATAGTATACAAATCTGAACTATTTACACTTATATTTAATCCTGTAAATGCAAATGTTTTTGATGAATTTATTGGATAATCTTCTTTAAATGTACCTATTAAATTATCAACTCCAGTTGTACTATTTCTTAAATATATAGTCAAATTTTCACTTGATGCTGTTCCTGCGTGTAATGAATTAAGATAAATTTCTTTTACTGTTTCTGACTTTTCAAAATTAAATCTTTTTAACGCCTCAACAGTTCCTAAAACATAATAAACAATACCAATATAATAAGTTGTTGAATCTGCTAAATTAAGTCCACTTGAACCTAAGTAATATATATTATATTTTAAATTTAGAGCATTTTGTAAATCTGTTTGATTTGTTATTGTGCCTGTTATTGCACCCCAAACACCACTATTTGCGGCAACTTCAATATATACAATTCCGCTCCAACGATAAACTTTATTAGTATCTAATGCTAAATAAATTTTTCCAGTTTGTCCCGTTACAGGGAAAGCCGCAAGATTTGCATATTCTAAAATGTCACTAACATAACTTGGCAAATAAGCAACATCAACTTTACTATCATTTCCCAGTGGTGCGTAACCATTTGCAATTCCTTTATTTGCTGAATTTTCAGGTGTATAGCCTAATGCAGTTGTAATGCTTTTATTCTCATAACGAGTAGTTCCTGAACTCCAAAATATACCATCATTATGTGTTGGTGATGGCGCATAAACATCATGTAGCTCACCGATTTCCCACCCGTTTTGTACCTTACAATAGATTTTACCTTGGTTAGCATGAGCGTAAACAACATAGCCAACAACAACTAAATGATTTGGAGCAATAGGCTGTACTTTTGTAAGATTTCCCGGTGTTGATGAACTAAGATAAAGCACATCCCCATCTTGCCACGTTTCGCCTTGTAAACTTCCTGTTGTGTTTAATCCTGTTAATTCACCTATAACTACTATCCTACCGCTTTGATTATTATCTATATTCTCATAAACAACGCCAATTGTGTCTGTTGAGTTTCCGTTGCTATCTGCTAATGCATAATCAACTGCTAACCTTTGCCCTTGTGCGTCTTGTACTTTTAGAACTTTATATCCAGTCGCTAAAAGATTATCACCTGTTTTGTTTACTACTGTTAAGTAAAGATTTTCAGGAAAATCATTTGCACCTCCGCCACTTATATAACCTAATTGTTGCCAAGTCGAAACACCGTCACCAACTTTTAATTTAAATGTAGTTGTTCCAGTATCTTCAACTCCAACTTGCCCCTTTAATAAAATATAAGTTGATGCATTCCATTGAGCAGTTGTTTGTGTATATTGCTGCATGCTCCAATCAATATAACCGCTTGTAACCTCTCCTGTTTGCGTTCCCAAGTCTTTTATACCTAAGATATTTAAAACAATGTCAGAAAATGTTTTAAGCTTTAAAACTCCATTTAATATTTTAACTTTATAACTCATGAAGTCCTTATAGTAACGTGATTTTCAAAAATTATCTTATCTGTAATTACCGAATAAATAATATCGTTTGAATCTTTAACTTTAATATCATAAATAAAAGAACCAACTAAACTTACATTTTCATTAACCATTTCAAATTCTGTAATTCCTTCTAAACTATCTACATGGGTAGTTGTATCAACTGAAATTAAAGCTTCGGCATCTGTATCTTCAAATCTTTTTTTAACAGTAAAAAAGCAAGTGCAATTTGTCAAATCAAATGCAGTCCCATCTTCTGAAGATATTTGAACTTTTACGGGATATGTGTCCCCTTTAATCCTTCGGATAACCACAAAACCCCCTTCCTTTTTTAATTATTTTTCTTTCACCTAATTGTCGAATGTTTAATTGATTTTTTAATTCGTGTTTGTCGCAGTCATTATAAAAATCGTAAACAACTCCGTCATACGTAAAATTGTCATCAAACATTTTATTTTTTAATTTATTTAAATAACCACTTTTTTGGCTTTCAACATCTCCCATTAAAGCTGCTCTTACTTGGTCGCTAATTTCTGCGCTTGTATCTTCGTTATTTTGTCTTATTCCATACTGGCTTATATTTCTACCATGATATAACAAGAAACGATAATAAGCACCTAAAACAAGAAATGGTTTAATGTAATCTTCAAACAATGCATTTAATTGTGGCATTGTTGTAAGGTTATTTTTTAAATTTGTATAAAAGTTTGCTGGAACCCATGAATCTAAATCGAGTTCTTGTACAACCCTTATGAATTGGTCCAAGTCAGCATCCTTTACGTTCTTTCCTAACTTAACGTAAATATCAAAATCGCTCTTAATTATTAGTGGTTTGTATGCCATTTGCGTTAATTAGTTTGTTAGCTTGTTCTTCGCTTAATCCAAATAAAATAATTAATGTTTGAACTTTTTGAGATGGAGTTAATACAGTATCCTGTAATATTCCAACTAAACTTTGAGTGCCACCAACACCAAGCGTTTGTGCTAAAGTAATTGTTGTCGTTTGTTCTGTATCAACTGTTTCATATCCTCCGATTGCCCTTATTTCCGCATCTGTAAGTTTAGCAAACACTTCAGGGTTTATGTATTTAATCGGGTTTAATTGAGTTAATGTAAAATCAAACTGTGGAAAACATTGTTCAAATGCGTCTGTAATTAATTCTTGAAGTACTCTTACTCTATTGTTAAAAAGTTCAATATTATCTGCTATAATATTAGTTGAGAAACCAACGTTACCGCCTAAGCCAACTAAGAATGGCGGAACTCCAAAGGCTCTTGCAACTTTTTCAGCTACTCTTTTAGTACTGTTTTCAATTGCATTTAAAATACCTTCATTACTCAAAGGCTGATAAACTGCAAGTTCTTCTTTTGTTTTTGCTTGTAAGATTAAAAGTTTTTGTCTTCCACTTGCTCCAGTTTCGTCTTTTACATTTCCTGTAAATTGTTCTAAAGTTGCATCTAAATAATCTTGTTGAGTCATTCCGCTTTCATCTCTTTGCGTATCGTCATAATTACCAACTATATTTAAAATTCCACTTGGTAAAAATGAATTTGTAACACTTTCAAGTTCATATTTAGAATTCTCACTATCCGTGTTTATATCTTCAATCGCTGAATAAAAAGTCGGAATAGGGTAATAATTTTTCATTGGTTTTTTACGGAAGTAATAAAGGATTTCACCTTTATCTTCTCCCCATTCCATGATGTGTTCTTTTAATTCTACTGGTGTAATTATTGCACCATAAAACGCTGGAAACTCTTTATCTTTTTCTTTTTTGTACTTATTAGTTCCGAATGTAGGATTAACAATAAAAGTCCCTCTATCAGTTCTTCTTATTTGTTCAAATGGAATAAGTTTTAATTCTTTTACCTTTCCATCTAAGCCACGCATTACATATAAACTAACAGCCTGAAAAATTGAAACGTACCCACTTACTTCAGAAATTAATTCATTAAAAGATTGTTTTTCGTTAATCTTAAATTCACCTAACTGCTCATTTACTAAGCCTTCAGCAAAAATATATTGTGTTAAAATATCAATACACGCTGTTGCTGTACCGCTTTCATCTAATTGCTGAACTAATTTTTGAGGAAAGGCATTATCCATGCCGTATTTGATTAAGTCGGAATTGTTATCTTTTACAATTTTTACAACTCTATTTTTATAAGTAAGGCTTCTCGGCTTAAACATAATTCAAATTTAGTTTTTAATTTACTTTTTAAAATTTACTTAATATAATTCTTTGTAGTCAACCCACTTGTTTAATATAGTACTTTGATTAGGCGGATGCAAAACAAGTTTCTCTTTGCTTTTAAACCAGTTTAATGAAGGCATAAGTGATGCGATATAAGTATCAATTTGTTTCTGCTCTTCTTTTATAGTTTCTAAAATTATTGGAATAGCTTTTTTATTTACTATGTAACCATAACCACCCCAACTTGCAAAACATTTATTTAAGAATAAAGAATAATTAACTGTACTTCCCAGTGGTGAGTAACCGCCTAAGTGTATGCCATCCCAATTTTCAGGTAATTCATTTAAACAATCATTTAGCTTGTTTAAAAATTCATCTGTAAAATCAACGTCATCTTCTAAAATAAAAACACTCTCAAAACCTAAGTTCAAAGAGTGTTGTAGTATTGCCTTATGACTGCGAAGTGTTGCTATTTCAGTCGGTAATAAAAAACCGTTATGGTTTATTCCTTTGCTTTCGGTTGCCTTCCACGTTTCGGCTTCGATGTTTGCTCTTTTGGAGTTTCTTGCAAATTGTTCTCTTCGGTCTTTAGAGGATCGTAAGTTAATGCAATAACATTTTCCGATAATTGCTCGAAAGTTTTTTTTTCTTTAAACTCAATATTGTAATGAGGGTTCTGCTCAATTAAATGTCCTTGCCCACTTATAAACATTAAGTTAGCAAAATAATCATTAAAATTATTTTTATTAACCAACACATCATTTCCGCTTTTGTCTTTTGTGATAATATCACATTCTAAAAACTCGCTTTTAATTCTAAATTTTAAATTCATAATTTATTTATTTATTTTTTTATAAAACTACCCCAAAGACAATTTTTAAATTCATCATAATTATAAGGTTCTAAATTTTCTTTATAAACTGAATCTTTTATATTTTCATAATGTGATTCATGACCTGCATACCAGTTTAATTTTTCTCTTATTATAATTGATTCTTCATCTGAATGTGCATAATCATGACACATTATTACATCACCTTTTTTTAAGAATTGAGAATAAAAACAAAATTCTGAATTCTTTGCACCGCCATCACATAATACTAATGTTTTGCCATCTTTATTTATAATTGATTTAATTTCTTCAATTATTTTTTCTTCAAAACAATTACCAACAATAAATTTTATTTCATCATTGAATATTTGTCTTGCTCCGTCATTAATATCATAGCAAAATAGTTCTGTATTTTTTTGTTTATTTTTATGTAACCATAAAGAAAACGCTCCTCTATCATAACCAATTTCAATTATTTGATTAAAATCTTTTAATATTTTATTAAATGATTTTTCAACTAATGGAGTTTGTGCTGCTATTATTCCATCTACTAATAAAAATGTACTGTCTGTCATAATCTTTTTAATATAGTTAAACCATTGTTATTTGTATATTCTCTGTAAATATACCATTCTTTATTTTCATTTAAAAACTCTTCAATTGCTGGTATTAAACCTTTTTTTTCTTCTTGCTTGTAGTTTTCCATAATTTCAGGAGTTTGCCAATCAGTTGGTTCATCAACTGTCCCGTAAGTAGTTGTATCATGTAATATGATATATTTTTTCGCTTTTTTACCATGTTTAAACAACTCTTTTTTTAATTGAGTATAAATGTGTAGGGTATCAATAAAAAGTAAATCAGTCGGCTCTATTTCAATTTTAAGAGTATCTGCTTGTTTAAATTCCCATTTAGGATAAACCTTTAAAGCTTCATCTATATTTGGATGAACGTGCAAATCAATTCCAATTAATTTAGTCGGGTTTCTGTACATAAAAGCCCATGTACTAACTACCGAACGCACCCCCATTTCTGTAATATGTGAACATTCCTTTGCTATGTCATAAAGTACAGGTAAATGTTCATTAATATCACTTGGAGTTTTACACGATTGATAAAAATTGTCTCTAATTAATAACTGATTCATTTTTTGATTTATAATAATTGATTAAACTTTCTACATCTGTACTCATTAAATATTTTGCAATTTTTCTAATTTCACTTTCATTCCAATCCCACCATTTCATTTCTTGTAAAATAGATATTTGCTCTTCTGTAAATCTTTTTTTTATTTCTTTTGCTGGTACACCTCCAACTATTGTATAAGGTTTAACATCTTTTGTTACAACTGCACCAGCTCCTATTATTGCACCATTTCCAATATTTAAACCTCCCATTATTATAACATTCTCACCAATCCAAACGTCATTTCCAATAATAATATCTCCTTTACAAGTTGCATTGTGTGGTGTATCTGTCCCCCAATTTACATTAAAAGGATATGTTGATACCCAACTTGTATTATGATTAAATCCTGAATCAACAATTACGTTTATAGCTATTGAGCAAAATTTTCCGATAATAACATTATTCATGTTACCTCTTCTATTTACATTACCATAAGTATATTCACCTACTATTAAATTACCCATTATATTGTTTTTTTATTTGATTGCATTGTTCTTCATTTAACCAACTTTCAATTGCATGATAGCCTAAAGTTTTCAAATGAAATTGTGTTTCACAACTAAATTTATTTGCTATTTCTACTGGAGCAATATTTAATTTTAAAACATTACATCCCCACGCAAAATAAATATCTTCGTTCATATCATTTTCAGGATTGCAAGTTTCTAAAATTTTAAGCATTGCTGATTTATGTCTAAATGATAAACCGCCATTTCCAACAAAAGGATGAAAGTTCCAAGTTGCTCCAACATAATCCCACTCGTAAAAATCTTCAATTCCTTCCTTTAATAATCTGCTATCTTCTTGAAAAATTAATACATTTTCTTCTTTAATCTTATTCCAAAATTCCTTGCTTTTTAAAAGTTTATTGTAACAATTAATAGTGTTTACCTCAACTACATGAAATTCACAATTAAGCATTTCTTGTAAGTGCCTATTGTCTTCTGAACTAAAAATATAAAGCTTTGTGTAATTTGGTAAATAATAAAGATGTTCAGTAATAACTTGATACAAACTTAATCTTCTTGTATCTACTATAACAGCTGCTAATTCATGCATAATTGTAACGTATATATTTTACATTTAAAAACCTCAAAAATCCCATCATAAAAATGATAAACTATCATATCAATAATTTATTAAAGTTTGGATGTGAGTGCATAAAGTTAGGCAATTTATTTTTATCATACTTAATAGCATTCCAAAGATTTAAAGAAACTGGATGCAAATCGCCAAAGTTATTTTCAGGAGTCCATTTATAAAATATATTTTCTAAATAATCCTTTTTAATTTCGTTAGCGTGTCCAAAACAAGAGTATTTATATTCCATTATTTCACGTTTTTGAGCAGTGCTAAAATGATAAATAGTTAAAGGACATTCTAAATTCTGTAACGAATTGTGTCTGTTTAAATTCTCTATTCTTATAGGTCTAAAACCATCTAAACAAATCCAATTAAAAGACCTCCAAAAATTTAAATATCCTTTTATTCCATAATACCTTTCATTATGCGTATAAGCGTATTTTAAAGCTATTTCTATTTCAGTTGGTTCAAATACTTCATCCGCATCAATGCTAATAATTAAATCAAATCCTTGTGAGTATTTTTTAGCAACGTTTCTGTGTTGAAATTCAGCTCCATAAAATTCAGCCTCATCCCAAATTAATTTATCTTTTAAAGTTTCTTCACATATTTTTCTTATATCCTCCGCTTTGTCAGGGCATTCTAAAATTGTTTTAAAACCATGCGAAGGTTTATGAGTATAACTAATAACCATTCCATCCACATGGTCTTTAATTGATAATAAACTTTCTTTTAAATATTCTATTCCGTAATGAATAGGCATAAATCCTAAAACTTTCATTGTGCTAATTTTATTATGTTTTCTACTTGATGCTTAAATGTATTTCTATTTAAAACTAATTGCCTTCCATTTTCAGCAATTTGTTTTCTTTCTTCTTCGTTTTCTAAATAATAGTCTATTTTATTTTTTAAATCTTCTATACTTTCAAAATAAACTAAATGTTTGTAATTCTCATAATCCTGTTCCATTTCAGGATGCTTATATGACAAACAAAAAGTTCCACTACCTAATATTCTTAAAAGTCTGTCACTATTATACCTTGCTACGTTAAAATGACTACAATTAATGGCTATTTTACATCCTCTGTAGTATTGAGCTTCTACGCTTTGAGAATGGTTAACATTACCGTTTCCATTTGCCCATCCCGAACCATATAAACCAAACTTATTTTGATATTTAGATTTTAATTCATTTGCTAATTGAATTCTAAATTCACTCATTGGAAAATAACCACTCCCATAATTGTTAGCCATAACTAAAATATCTTCACTTGGGTAACTTGTGCCTTCATTTGTGTAAATGGTTTCATCAAATCCAATTTCTAAATATTCACTTTTATAACCTAACTTTTGCATTTCTCGTACATCCTCCATGTTACTAAATGAACTTAAAGAAACAAATGGTGCAGCATCTAAAATCCATTGAGGTATGCCTTCCCTTTTATCACCAGTCCAATTAATAACAAAACTACTTTCACTCATGTAATCCATTGTTTGATTATCTACAATGTTAGGGGCTTGTATTTGCATAAATACTAAGTCAGGTTTACATTCGTTAAATAACTGAATTATATTGCCATTTAAATTAGGATGAGCAGTTGATATTTCAAAATAATTTTCTGGTCCTAAAACTTGTTTAAATGCTTTTTGAAACCCGTTTTCTACTTCAGAAACACAAAGACCTATGTGTAATAATTTCATAAATGTGGAAAAATAAAATGGTAAGGTTCTGAAAGTCTATCTTTATCTGTATAAGTTCTATATTCCGAATTGTGTAAGTGTATAGCATGAATTGTTTTTGAAGGATTTAAAACATTATAACCAGCATTATTAAGTTCATATGCAATTCTGTTATCGCATCCTGCTGTACCTAAATAATAGTTTCCGCTTTCAATTTTCCTAACAGCTCCATTAAATACCCACGCATCCTGGCTATCTTTCCTATCAAATAAAACAGCAAGTCCACTTTCTTTATAATCCCAGCGACTTAAAGCATAGCAGTCATTCTCATTCATAAAACGAGCAAATAAAATTGTTTCATCAAAATAAATATCCGAGTTTGCAATTACATTAATACAGTCAGGATATTCATTTGTTAATTCAAATATCTGTTTATAATTTAGCCTGTCTGTTAAGCTAAAAACTTTATTAAAGTGTTTTAATTTGTGGTTTAATTTAGAACATGCATCGATTTCTTTTTGTCTTTCTTCATTTCCACATTGGTAATATTGAACAAATAAATTAATAGGCTTAAATTCATACTCACCGTTAACCGCTTTTACAAAATACTTTTGTGCTTCAATCTTAATGTTATTTTCTTTAACCCAGTTTGTAAGTAACATCACTCCTTCAGTTACGCATGATGAACAGTTAACATTTACAGTATGGTTGCAAAGTGTTTTGCATAATTCAAAAAGGTCTCTAATCATTCCTTTTGGATTGCTCAAAACATTTTGAACTCTATTTATTAATTCACTATTCATTTAATAATCCTAATTCTCTTAATTTTTTTCTGCTCCAATTTAAACCAGCTTTACCTCCCCATAACAAATATGAAATTGTCCCACATGCTTCAGTATTACTTTCATCATAATAAGTCTCTGCACGGCTTAAATAAGAATACATACGTTGAATGGTATCAATAGTTAAATTCTCTTTATTAGCCAATTGCTGCGCTCTTACTTTACCAACTTGTGTAGCACATTTATTATTTACTTTTTCGTTTAATTCTATTCCTCTTTTTGCGTTATTAGAAACACTATCGGGATAGTCATTATAACTTTCAGCATTTAAATAATTTGTAAAATAAATACCTACATTTTCTATTTGCTTAATTACATCATGATTATTATCATAATGTTTTGAAATTCCTAAATCTTTTATTTTTTCAATCTTTGCTTTATTACTACCAGTTGCATAAACTCGTGATAGAGGAATGTTTAATTGCCTTGCAACTTTTAATAAACCAGACCTATTTTGTCTTGCAGTAATAATATAAATATCACCTTCGGTAACTTTAGCAAGTTCCTTTCCTTTTGCAGTTGATAACACCCCATCAAAATCAAATGAAGTTTTAACTGCTCCATAAATATCTAATTTAGATTGACAAACAGCATATCTTTGCTCATTTTCAGGAAACTCTCCTATCATTTGAGAATCACCCATGCAACGTTGGATAAACTCTTCGTTTGTTTCTCTTGGTCTTGGTCTTGGCATTTTATTTTTGTTTTTTCAAAGTTAAAAAAAAAGCCCCACAAATGTGAGGCTCTTTAAAATTTTACTTATTAATTAGCATAAAGCATCTAAGTATGCTTGATTAGTTGATAAACTTGCAGCTGCATTTACTCTAAAAATATTTGGAGTTTTTGTTTGCTCTCCACTTAAAGTTAAAGTGTAAGCAGTTGAGTCGTTTAATAAAACACCTGATCCACCTTCACCAGCAGAAGCGTTTAATCCTTTTTCTAATCCTAAGATGTAAATTTTTCCATCGTTGCCTTCCATGAAAACAACTAAGTCATCAGCGTTTGCTAATTGATTAAGTGTTTCAAGTTCCGCTGGAGTTGAATAATATAACATCATCATTGCAGTATGGTTAAACGTATTAATGTTTTCACCAGCTGTTAATGGAAATGAGAAAGAATTTTTATCACGCTTTCCTGTGTAAGTATAAAGTTTAGTTGGTAAACTTCCTGAAGTTGCCATAGAAATAGTATTTACATAACCGTTTGAATCAGTTGTGTAAGTAATATTTCCTTTTAAGCCAATCCAAACACGCTTGTTAACTCCACCTACTTTGTTAAGTGCGTCACAAGCTGGATTAATTCCGCTTATTAAGTCATTACAATTTGTTGCCATTTTATTATTATTTAAATTGTTAAGGGAGTATTTCTACTCCCGTTAAATTAGAATCCTGCAAATACGTTTAACTCACCAAATGCATAGTTATAACCAGCTTTGTATCTTAAACGAGTATAGTTAGTATCGTCTGTTTGGTCATACCACATTTGAACTTGTGATGTTGCTGTTAAAGTATCAGTAGCTAAGTAATGATTATCAGCTTTAGTTAAGATAGCACGGTAAGGAGTTGCAATTGCAGCTGGTGAACCAGTCGCAAAATCAGTTGCTAAATACTTATCTAAAACACCTAAAGATACCATTGGAATACCTCTATAAGTTACACCTGATAAACCATTTACTAATGCATTTCTTTGCTCAACAATACCATATGCAGTTGATGAAAGATATTTAACCCATGCTTTGTAAATGTTATCAGTTACTAATAACACTTTTTGTGAATCTTCAATAAACTTCAATTCGTATGGTTGTACTTCATAAAGTTTAGAATCTAAAGTGTTAACAATATTTGATGTGTTAATGTCTGCTGCTGCAATAGTTCCACCATAAATAGTACCGTCACCAGCTAAATAACCAGCTTTGATTTTTTTGAAGATACCATCAAATTGTGTGTAATCTGAATTTGATAAAGTTGTATCGCCTAAGAACATAACACGGAATAAATCACGTGCTGCTGCTTCTGCTACTCTTTCAAGGATATAAGCTTCAATTTCAGTGCCTGTTAAGTCATTGATATCAGCTCCTTTTTTACGAGCAACTTCTGCAATAGTAGCTTCAAATACATCAGCACATTGCTTTAATTGCGCTTGCATGTTAACTACATTTAAAGTAAATGAAGAAATTGCAACACCGTTTCCTGTTTCAGTGTTATTACAAGTTGTAAATTTCTTTGTTACTTTGTCTAAATATTGGTCTTTGTACATAATCTTATTAGATTGTACATCTTCAACCAATTGAAATCCTAATTGGTCAACTCTTGCAAAACCTGCAAGTTTTTTCATAACCAATTCTCTAAATTCTGATTGTTTACCTGTATAAGTTGTAAACGAAGTAATTGCTGCCATTTTGTTTAATTTTTAATTTTTAATTTTTAGTTTTTAGATTTGATTTTATTTAACGCCCATGAGCCAAAAGTTGAATCATTTGCATTTTCTTTTACAAAAGTTTGTTCACTTGCTTGGAACTCTTTGCCCTTTCCAATTACTACTTTTTTAAGTGTTTCAAACTCTGCTTTAAAATTGTTAAATGTGTTTTCTGTTTGTTCTTTTTCAGCTTTAATTGAATTTAATTGCTCATTTAAAGAATTGTTGATATTTGTCAACTCTTCGATTTTAGCGTTTAAATCTTCAACTGAAATTTCATTTTGTTTTTTCTTCTCTTCTTCATGCATTTTAGCTTCAGCCTCTACAACTTCACTAACTAAGCCATCTACAACTTTGATAACTCTTCCATTAACATCTGTATAGTCACCATTTGCAGCAGCTGTTTGATTGCCTTCAGCATCTACTAAATAAGCTTCTTTGCCTACTAAGTCTTCAGTTTCGCTTTCAACATATAAAAGCACTTCGTTACCTTCAGCATCTTTAACAGGCATTTCCATATTTAAAGTAACACCGTTAATCATAGCTGCTAACTTCGTGAACCCTCTTTTAATCCACGATAGATTGTTTTCTTGTTTATTCATTGTTTGTTTATTTGTTTGGTTATTTTCCCCAACGTAAGCCACTAATTTATAAGGTGTGTAGTTTACACTTGAAGTAATTATCTCATGAGCAAATCCCAATTCAATAGCTTGTGTGCTTGTTAAGTCGGTAGCTTTTTGCATTAATGGTTGTAATTGCTCAACTGAATTTCCTGTTTGATTAACATAGAAATCTAATATCTTTTTTTGTTCAGCTTGTAAGTTTTCACCTAACTGAATTAAGTCATCCGCTTCCATTGGAGTTGGTGAATCAGGTTGCCAGTAAGGATTGTGAATAAAGAAACGTGAATTTTCATGTAGCTTTCTAACATCCCCTGCCATGTAAATAACAGTAGCTATTGAACCAACTATTCCTTCACCTATTGTTGTAATTCTTTTCCCGCTTGTTTTAAGTTTGTCATAAATAGCCCATCCCTCAACTACCGAACCCCCACCGCTATTAATTGAAACATGAATATCAGTTACATCTGTTTCAAGTGAATCTAAAAACTTTTTTAATTGACTTAAATTAAATGTTTCAGCTCCACCAAAAAGAGAAACTAAATCGCTCCCTCCAATGTAACCTTCTATATTTAGTTTTGCAACTTTCATATTATTAAAACAAATTTATTCAAAGTAAATTCTTAATTTTGGTTTATTATTATTAGTTAATATAAAATGTCTAAAAAACCACGCAATTTCAAAGTATATCAAGTTTGTTTAGGTTCGACTACTATGCATAAATTAGAATGCGATTTAAAGGATAACGAAGAACGCGCATCAACAAAAATTCGTGATATTCTTAAAGATTATTATAAAGACAAAGAGCCCTTCGGATGGAAAGACTATTTGAAAAAATTAAAGTGAGCTAACTTGAACAGCTCTTTCAACACTTGTTTGTGTTTTATTTATATCAGTTACTCTTACAACTGGTTGCGGCATTGATAACATCATTCTTTCCATCATTGCTTGATTGCTTAACTGCATATTTGCTGAACTACTTGCAGATCTTCCTGTAAATCCACCGTCAAACATTCCGCTTATATGTGGCATTGGATTGCTCATACCTAACCTCATTCCTTCTAATTGCGAAGCTAACATTGAACCCTTTTGAGTATTTAAAACTCGTGAAGGAATAACGTATTCATCCTTATGGTAAGTATAGCTTTTAGTTCCTAAATTAGTTGATTGTTCATGTGGGTTTCCTTCGCCAGTATAACCACCCTCTTCAAATGAATTTAAAAGCTGTTTAGCTTGTACCATGTTTGAAGTAATAGTTACTAATCCAGTTGCTAACTTAGCGTAAGCTGCTAATCCACCAGTTAGTATATTGTCAGGTGAACTTACCGAAAAAGAGGTTGCTGTTAAGTTTGAAATTGCAGTTGCTGTATTTGCACCTATGTTAATTAATGCAGCCATTTTAGCAAATGCCGCTTGTTGTTCTTGGTCTTTAGCAAGTAAAGCTCCTAAGTTTAAAATTACTTGTGCGGTATCGGTAACTGATTTAATTTCAGCTTGTCTTATTGCAGCTTTTTCCGCTTCTTTTTGTCTTAATAGCTCAACTTCTTGGTTAGCATATTTAGCAACTATTTCTTGATACTTTAAAGAGTTTTCTTCTAAACCATAAAGCTCTTGCTCCCTTTGTAAATTAAGTAATTCTTGCTTTGCCTCAAACTGAGTTTCTAAAGTAGTCATGGCATCGGAAAAATTAACCTCATTCCATGCCTGTTCCTCTTCTATAATTATGTTTTGTTGTGTTTGCCTTGCTTCAATATCTTTTTGAAATGCTTCATCTTGTAATTGTTTTTCATATGCTAATTGATTTTTTTGTAGTTCAATCATTTTAGCATCAAACTCTACTTGAGCTGCATAAATTTGCTCATAAGTTGCATCTCTATCTGTTAAAACAATTTGAAGTTGATATTCAGCAAGTTTTCTTTCTTCGTCAAAAGATTGTTGGTTTAAATTTTTTCTTTCCTGAATAGCAGAATTTAAAAAGGATATTTCTTCTTGTTGGTTTCTTTTAACCCCATCTAATAATTCCTTTTGTCTTTTTAATTCTTCTTCATGAGCTTTATTTCTTTTTTCCTTAGCTTCTTTTGCAGCTTCAGCATTTATTTTAGCTATCTTTAAATTAGAAGCTTCAATTATATCTTGTTTAGCTTTTTCAAATTCTTTTAAAGAACCATTTACAGCATCATTATAAATTTGTCCGTCATCAAATTGTTTATCTAATTCTTTTAATCTTTCTTCTCTTTCTTTTTTTGCATCTTCAATGGCGTTTTGTGTTTCAGATTGTCTTAACCTTCTTAAATCATCTGCTGCACTTTTAACTTGTTTATTATAATCATCTGCAGCATCACTTATTTTTTTATTTATTTCAGCTTCTTTTTCGGCTCTATCCGCTGTTGCATTAATTAAATCTAATTGTAACTCTTCATATTTTTTTTTCTCTTCTTTATTTAATTCGCCTTTTATTGCTGCTAAATTTTTTAATAATTGTATTTGATTAAATACATTTATTTCAACATCTTTTAATTTTTCAAGTTCTAAACTTTCAGTATTTTTTCCCGCTGCTTTAGCAAGTTTTATTTCAGCATCATATTTAGCTTGTGTTACTTCATTTGCTTTTTCCATGCCTTCAATCATGGTTTTAGCAACTTTTTCAGCTTCTTTATTTGTAAATCCTAATGCGTCTGTAAAGGCATAAAAAACATCCGTTAAAGCATTTACAACTGCGTCAATAATTCCAAATTTTTCAATTAATCTTCCTAATAAATCAACTAATAAAAATAAAGGGATAGCTTTCATTGAAGCCCCTAATCCCTCCAATCCAACTTTAAATTTATCAAAGTCAACATTAACCAAAGACTCCCTTAATAAATTCATTGAAGCTGTTAACCTTTCAACTCCAGAACCCTTAAAAGAATTTGTTGCGTCTTTTACATCTTCTAATTTGTCTTTTAGTTCAGCTAACTTTTGAGCAGCTCCTTCTTCACCTCTTATAACTGCTGCTGTATATTCTTTTATTTGTTGTCTTAATTCTTGAATTGTTTTAGCTTCTTCAATACCTCCTTGTATTCTTTTTTGAAGTAATGATGGTATTTTTTCTTCAATAGCAATTCTTTGATTTTCTAAACGTATTCTTTCTTTTAAGGCTTGGTCAAATTCTTTTGAACCTTCAACTGCTGCATCTAATGCCGCTTTATTTTCTTTTATTTGTTGCTTTAATTTTCCGTAACTACCTTCAGCAAACTTTGCAGCACTATTAACTCCACCTAATGCGTTTGTATTGGCTTTTAATGCGTCATTTTGCTTTTTAATTTCAGCAGTTAATTCCTTTCCAGCAGCTTGTGCTTTATAATAAGCTTCACTTCCTATTTGAGCTTCTTTATATTGCTTTTTAACCTCTTTTAATTCGTTTTCTAAACGCTTTATATTATTTATGGTTTCCCCTAAATTGACTTCAAAAAGTTTAACCTCTGCCATTTTAATTTAATTTAATGAGTTCTACACTTGTGCTATCGTTGGAAGTATAGTCGAATTGACTAATCTTTGATAAAAAGAAATAAGAATTAAATTCATCTATGTAAATAGGATAAAAATAATTCAGGTTTATTATATCTAATATGTTAAGCCTTATTTCACATTTTATCTTTTTAATATTTTGTAAAATAGCTATTAAGTCAATTGAATAATCTAATAAATATTGAAAACCTGCATTATAATTTTTAGCAGTATCAATAAACCATGTTAAAGGAATATCAGTTGAAACAATTGTGTTTGAAGTTCCATCTGTATAGGTAACTGTAAAATTTTCCTTAGATGTATAACCAGTTCTTGCTTGCACATCATTTTTAAAACTTTGTGTTGTTGTTAAAGAAACGCCATCATGTAAATCTATATAAATAACCTTTTTTCCATTTAACCTTTCTACTGTTTCGCTGGCTGCAAAAGGACTAACATATAAATCTTTATTTAATATTAAGTTTTGATTTGCTATTGTAATAATACCATTACTTTGTTGAGGTAATTGCAAAACAAATTTATCTTCTTTATGATTAAAATAATTATTTTGCCCGTAATTATCTATTTTAAAAGTTAATTCTTTATCTTTTGTTTCATCTAATTTACCGCTCCAGTCAACAGCATTTGATATATTATTTTTAATTTGATTAAATTCAAATAATGTTACTTTTTTATTATTTTCATCAACAATTGGAATTAAACAATATCTAATCAAAGTATCTTTAAAAAATTCACTTTGTTTTATGCCTCTTAAACATCCAGCTGGGTTAACAATGCCATTAAAAGCTAAACTATCAGCTAATTTTATTTCAAAGGTATCACCTTTTGAACATTGCAATAAAACATTTGAATGCACGTTACCAATTGGCGAATAAGTTACACCAGCATCAGCAAATACACATGAAACATTTATTCTTATGCTTACTTGTTCTCCTTGATTAACATTTATTTTTCCTGAATAGTTTATTACATCATTAAAAGTTGAACTAATATTTGGAGCTAATATAGCCGTTGGGTTTTCAAAATTATTATTTATTTGATGAAATTGAACTTCTCTATTTCCTATTTTTAAATAAAATCTTATAGTTGTATTTGCGATGAATCTTGGTATGTCTAAAGTATTTGCTTCATTAATCCACGTAAAAGTATTAACAGCGTTAATATTAAAATTAATATTTACATTATAATCACCCGCAACATTTGAAGTAAAATAACTTCTTCCAGTTGGAATATTTGTAAATGTATTTTCGTTACCTTCTAAATAATCATATCTAAATACATCATAACCTGTATAAGATAAATCAAAATTCGTAACTGGTACTGTAAATACTTTAGTTGCTACACTTAAATTTCTATTTCTGTAATTATCAACACCTTTATAAAAGTTTAAATCAATTGTGTCTTGATCATTATAAAGCTTATTTGTCGAAGTTGGTATTATATCATGATTATAAGCATCAATTATTCCATTACCTATATTATTAACTAAAGTATAACCAGCATCCTCAACAATAGCTTCTATTAAAGTTTTTCTGTAAAAAGCTGGTAGTAATAAACGAACATCAACAGTTGTACTTGCCGAAGGCATACCGTTATAATCTATCATGGGGAAAAATACACCTTCATTTGCAGACCTCTTAGATATAACATTTGATAAATTCCATGTAGTTTCTAAACTTGGTGTATTATCTGTATTAATATCAGAAAGTTCCTTAGTTTTAATTATTTCATAAAAACCTGCATTCCCTGTATAGAATTGTAAATTAATATCTTCTTCAATACTTTCAATTGAAACAAATCCTTTCTTGAATATAAAGCCATCAATTAGAATTTCACAATTTAAACGAGAATAGGGGATTAAGCTATCTGAATTCAAAAAGTCAGCATAACCTAAATTTTGTAAATTTTTATTTGTCTTCGGAACTTTAAATGTGTTTGAGTATTCGCTTTCTCGCTTTGTAATATCTTCAATGTTAATTAAAGAAAATGACTGAACGATTTTTTCCGTATCGTATAAGTCAAGTAATTGGTCTTGTATTTTAATTTCGAGAATTGCCACATTTATTGTCTTTGTATGTTTAATTGTTCAGCATAATTAAAAGTTATTGAAATATCGTACATATTTTCTTTTGTATTGTATTTATCAAAACTTTCAACATCTAAAATTATAGGAATAAAAACTTCATTAATAAATACCCATGCTTGTATTGAATAACGTAAGGTATCTAAAAAGTCAATTTGATTTAAACTTAATCCTGTTGCATAAACAGTTACCGCATTATAAACTTTATTTATTTCAGAATACCTTTTAATATCTTTTGTAATATAAGTTTTTTTGTCGCCTATGTTTACTTTAAAATCTCTTCTTTGAGTAAATATAAAGTTACCTCTTCCACCTTGTCTGTTTAACCAAACTATGTTTATATTTTCATCTGAACAGCAATTGTCTACTTCTTCAAATAAGCTTTCCACTACTTGAAGAGTAATTGTTGCAGCTCCTTTAAATTCATTTCTTAAATAAACATTACCATAGTAATAATAAGTATTTACACTTGGAGCAGTTATATCCCAAGTTTGAGTTCTGCTATTAATTGTATTGTTTGTAATCCACGCTGGCAAAGTTGAACTGATAATTATTTCTTCGCCATTTGGATAAAGCCCATCCGTACCAAAACTTTTATTTGTAGCTACATTTTTTTCAACTCTAATTACTCTATCGTAAGTATTATATTGAATGCCTTGTGGTATAGCTGGTTGAGGCGGTATTGGTTCATTTACAATAAAAGTATAAGTTAAACTATAGCCCCCTGTTTGAAAACCTTTATAAAAAAAAGACTCAAATGGCAAATAATATGTTCCAGCCGAATCAATTTTTACTTTTAATTGATTAACATAATCAGTTCCGTTATATAAATTTTGAGGTTGTAATGCAGTTGTATAGCTTAAAGGATAATCTAAAGTATTAACATTTGTTGATTGAGTTATTGTTGCCCAGTCAGGTAAACTTGTTGAACCTGAAGCGTGAAATAAACCAATTACAAAATTGTCTCCATAATTTAAATAAACATCACGTATAGGCTCATAATCATTAATATAAACTTCATTTAAATTAATGGTTATTTCTTGCCCTTTAAGTAATGTGAATGTTTTAGCTGGAGTTGCCATTATGAAGTTGTTACTATTCTGTATTTAATTGAATAATTAATTGTTCCGTCTCCTCCTGAAATAGCTGCTGAACAATCTACTGAAATTGAATCATTTATTATTGTATTTTCTAAATCTAATGCCGCTGGCACTCCAATATATACTCTATCAGTTGTTCCTGTTAAAGTTGATGTATTTAAAGTTGTAAATATATTTCTATTAGCAGTTACATATTTTAGTCTTAAATTTCCAGCGGTTGTAAATCCAGTTGTTCCAGCTTTGTAATGAAATGATGTATTTTCAATAACATAATACTTATTAGCACCAGCAGCAGCCAATAAAGTAATTGGTGTTGTATCTAATGCGTTAATTTGAGCAGCGGTTAAACTTCCTGTTAATTCAGTAACAGGAAATGTTTGCCATGTTTTATCACCCCTCCAATATTGTGAAGTAGTCCCAGCAGTAATTAAATCTTCATAACTATCAGTAATGTCATTTACTACAGTTCTTACATCTGAAGCTGAAATATCGCCTGTTGTATTGTCCGCCAATAAACTTGCTATTTCTGCTAATATCTGCGCTTTTGTTTTTTGTGCCATAATTAATTTATATCAAATCCTTGTGAGAATTGGTTAGTTTGAAATGCATTATTGAATCCTACGCTTGTTTGTGTAAATCCGTTATAAATATTAAGTTTAGGGAAACCCCCGTCAAATACAGTTAAAAAAGTATTTCCGCATCCAAATAATAAAGGTTCATCTACATTTGTCAAAGGTAAAGCACCACTTACAAATTTAGCATTCAGTTCACTTGTTGGTATACTTGAATTTAATACTAAGAAATAAACTGTTTCTTCACCATCCCAACTTAAACGAACAGCATTAAAAACGCTGAAGTCATAATCTTGGTAAATGTTTGGAGCTTGTATTTGAAATATCTTTTGTACTAAGCCTTTAATGTTTATTTCTATTTGTATGTTTTGATTAAACGAATATGTGAAATTAGTTACTAAGGTATAAGGCAATGCATCAGGAAATGACTCATCACTTTGAAAACCTTTATAAAGTGTAAATTGTGGAAGTCTTAAACTCTTTATATAAACCGTACCAGATAATGCGGTTGAGTAATCAAAATCAATTACTACCGTACTACTTGTTGAACTTAAAACTCTATGAATTCCTGTATAGCTTCCACTATCAATAAATACGTACTCATTTTTAACGGGATTAATATCCCAAGTATTTGAAATTGTTATTTGTGCATAACCAGTTCCAACACTTGAAACTATTTGCTCAGAAATACTACTAATCAAATAAGACTTAAAGTCAAATACAAAAGTAATATCGGAATAGGCTGAATTCCAAAGTTGCGCTGGTTGTTGTGATAATGTTACGTTAGTTGCCAAAGTCTTTTAAAAATTCAGATTTAATGTCAAGCTCCAATTGTTTTGTAAATTTAGAATTATACTCGTTAATCATTTGACTTGTTATTATATTTTCAAGTAAGCCTGAATTCTTTTTGCCGCTAAATAAATAAAGTGAATTACCCTCTCTATGTATTTTTCGAGTAATTAAAAAAGCCAAAGTATCTTTGTCAATTGTACTTTGAATTCCTTTGTCACTTATCCATTTTTTTATTTTATCTTTTAAAGTTCCGCTTCCTCCACTTTGAGTTGGCTTTCTTCCGTAAATAGAAAAATAAATATAATCTTCTGCATAAATAATTAATTCAGTTTCGGTTAACTCAAAGCGTACACTATTATCTAATTTGCCACTCGCAGAAACAGGACTTTGAAATGTGCTTTCCTTTCTTGTGCCATTCTCATAACGTACCGACTTTCTTGTTAATGGCTTTGTTTTTAAAACATGTTTTATTTCAGCAACTACTTTTGCTGCAAATTGCTCAATAATAAGTTGTTGGCTTAAAGTTAGCATTGTTTAGGCTCAATAAATTGGAAAGTTAATAAAACTCCAGTCATAACATTCTTAATCCTAAATACAGGCTGTAAATTATAATTTCCGTTTAATGAATATGTATAGTTGTTACAGAAATAATCTAACCAGTCAATCGCAACGTTTTCCATTTCAGCAACTTTTTGTTCCATTGATTCGCTGCTTTCTTCGTTTATTTCTTCATCACTTGAGCTGTCAGGTTCATCCTGAGTTAAAAAACCAATAGTTATATTATCAGTTAAAAAACCGTCTGTTAAATTTCCTGTTTTTTGTATTGGTTCTAAATAAACAAATGTACCTATGTTTAATTCTTTAGCAGATTCTAATGCAGTATCGGAATTTCTGCCATAAACAAATAATGAATTTTGAATGCTATCTTGTACGCTTTCTCTTATTGCTTGTATAATTGTCATAGTTTAGTTAGAATATTTTTAACCTCATTCCAATAAGTTTCGTTTTCGGTTTCTTTTAGTATTTCTTCTACGGCTAAAATACTACATTTAACAGCCTCTTCTTTGCTTCTTATTATAGTATTAATATAAAACTTACCAATTAAATAAAAAGCGCATTCTATTTCGTTCATTTTTGTTTTAATAATTCTCTTTCGTATTCTGACTTTAATTTATCGTATAACATTAAATGGTAAACTACTCTTGTTGATTGTTTTAAAACCTCTTCAATAGTAGAACCCAATGCTCCTTTTCTTGCTAACTCAACGTAAGTACCGAAGCTCCCGAACCTGTCGAGTCTTTCAATTCCTGCAATAAGTTGTTTTTCATCCCGACTGCTTTCATTAAGCTCTGAATATTGCTTGTAGAAGTCATCCATTGCTTTAAAAAAAAACCTACAGTCCCAATTACATCGCTGAATGGCTCGTTACTTATATCGTCCCCAGTTAAATGTTTAATAATTTCAGGTGCTAAATCCAAAAAGCTTTTATCTGAATTTTGGCTAATTATGTTTCTTACTTTTTCCGTATCGCCATAACTTTTAGAACCATAGTCAAAATCTTTGTATTTTTCTTTTGGCTCATTGCTTTCCATTATTGAAACATCACTAATAAATTGAACGCAATTATAAAGAATAGCAACTGACTTGTTTTGAAGGCTGTTAAGTTCTTCAATTTCAATTCCTATTAATTTACATAAAGCTAAGTCAGGTTCTTTAATCTTTATTATTTCAATTGCTTTAATGTAAGGCACATCAGCCCAGCTTGTTGGAATATCGTATTCCTTCCCTTTTATTTCTGCTTTTATCATTTAGTAATTGTTTCGGCTTCCAAAGTTAGTAATTTTCGGCTTCATAAATGTAATTTGAGGAGCTTTCCAAGTATGGATGCAATATCTTAAAGCATCCGTTGCATCATCATTTATTTTTATAGGCTCTTCGAGTAGTTTTTCGTTTCGGTCTTTTTTCCATGAATAAGAACGTAACTCCTTAATTAAGTCAACGCTACCTTCATGTATGTATAACTCCTTTGACTTAACACTATCAATTCCTTTTTTAACATCCTTTACAGCATCTTTTATATTGAAACCAGCTAAATATATTTCACGTATGCTTTCAGGTCTTGAATAGTCTGCAAATATTTCTGCTGTGCGATTAATATTTAATTGTTTAAGCCTTTCAATTAATTGCTGGTTAGTCATATGGCTTTCATAAATCAATTGTTCAGCATAAAACTTTCCATCATTTTCAGTAACCTTTACTAATGCAGTCGGGTGGTTATAACCAAAGTCAAGCCCGTATGCAACATTACCTTCAGGAATATTTTTTATTTGTTTCCAATGTGTAAAAATTAAGCTTTCAGCAAAGCCAAGTTCACCCTCACCGAAAACTCGCCACCAATTAGGATCGGTTAATCTTCTGCTTTCAATTGACTTTACGATGTTATTGTCTAGGTAAGGATTATCGCGATAAGTCGACTTAATGAAAGTATGTTCAACTTCATTTCTCAAAAGGTTTTCATGAACCCAAAACTCATGACTTGGATTGTAATCTAAATAAATTTGATTTTTTGTTCTAACTTCCAACTGGTTATAAGTTTCAAAACTTACATTGTTGCACTCATTTATAAATAGATAGTCCCTTCTTGCTCCCCTTACTTTATCTCCATTATCTGCACTGAAAAATTCAATTATTGAATTACCTATATTATAAATATTCCCTGATTTGTTATGATTCTTTTCTGAATACAACCCATCTTCTTTTAATATTTTAAAGAAGTCCCTCATTGCTCCTCTTTTTAAATGCGGAAGCGTTTCACTTACTATTGAAATATGAGTTCCTTGCTTTTTGTAAGCTATTAAATAAAGTAATTGAAGGGTTGAATAGGTTTTACTAGATGAAGTTCCCCCCTGACTTATTACAAGTCGGGATTTTGCTTTTAAAAGTTTGCTGAATACATTCGTTGTGTTCAAAGGTTGTTAAGGTTGTCGATGTCTTCTTTGTTTACTACATTAATGTTTAACCCTCCGCTTAACTTAGTTTCATTGTCGGTGTATGTCATTGATAAACGTTTTAATTCTTCAGGGCTTGCAATTAGCTTCATTAAAGCCATTTGTAATGCAGGAGCATTTGACTTGTACCATTTAGATCGCATTGATACTTTTAACTCAGTGCGGTTAAGGTTTAATAATTCTTTTAGTTCGTTCATTTCGTTTGAACTTACTGGTATTAAATCATAAAACGTTGACTTTTGACAAGGTAAAAAAGCAACAATGTCTTCAATAAAAAACAGCTTATGTTTAACTATCACTTCCTTTGCTTGTTCGAATATCTTTTTTTTATCGTATGCCATTTTAGTCTACATTACAATTACACTCAATATCGTAATCTCTTTGTTTTGATAAATCAGCAATAGTTTGACCAGTTGCTATTTTATATATTTGCTTTACTGAATATTCAGCATCAAAAGTATGTCCCATTTCTTCTTCTATTTTTGACCAATACAATGATACTTCAGGTTTTTGTTTTAAAACTGCTATTCTTTTTTTAATAGATTTTAAATGACACAAATCGCAGTTACCAAATGGCTCAACTAATTTTAAATCAAATGGCATTTGTTTCCAAAAATCTAAAACGATTTGTTTGCTTATATTCCAGTCAACTAATGGATAACATTTTATTCTTCCAGATATATCAAATTGTCCGTAATATTTACTCCATCTTTTTGGTTCATCATGCCTTATACCTATATATTGAATAACCTCATCTTCTCTTAATTTTTCAGAAACAATATACCTACTTATAGTTTGAATTTTTGTATTAATTGTGCAATGCCTTTGAAAAAAATTTGGCACTACCTTAGTTTTTTTAATAGATTTATATAACGGTAACCCATCTCTATTTGCTGTTTCAAAATTTACTTTTTTAAAAATTTCTTTGTTATCATCATCTAAATCATATTCTAACCAAATAATAGGAATATCAAAATAATTTTCACAATCCCTCACAAATTCTAATGTAGCTTCACTTTCTCTTCCCGTGTTTGCAAAAATAGCTTTAATATTTTCTTTACCATATTCTTGTAACATTTTATGTAATAAATATGCGGATGTTCTACCGCCTGAAAAAGAAACTACATGAGTAAATTTATTTATTTCTTCATTGCTTAAATCATTATATAAGCCGCATCCTGTTTTAAATTTATATAAATTTTTCATTTTTTTTAATTTAATACATTTTTACATTTAATCCTTCTTTTGTTGCTTTTTCAAAATATACTTGAGCTTCTTCAGTTGTTTTAAACTCAACCACTACTTTATTCATAAAATTATAAGGTTTTTCTTCATTAAAATTTTCATCTAAATTAAAACCTGGTATATCTAAACCCCATTCAGTTATTAATTGGTAGTCCCAATTGTCTGCAATCATATCCCAATCCCATTCACCAAAACCAACATTGTCTTTAATTATAAATTCCTTTTGTTGTTCTTCGGTTAATTCACTTGCTTTTACTATTGTTACTTCTTTTAAACCAGCTTCAATACATGCTTTGTGTCTCATGTTACCTCCAAGTATAACCATTTCATCATTTACAACTATTGGTCTTAACTCAAGCATTTGAGGAAATTCTTTAATTGACTTTACTAATTTATGGAACTTGTCATCCTTAATTAATCTTGGATTGTTTGGATTGCTTTTTATCGCAGTAATTTTTACTTTTTGGATTTTCATTCTCAGCTATTTAATAACAAAGATATAATTAAAAAGATAGCAAAGCAAATTAATTGATAATCACTTTTTTTCATTATTCTGTAAAGCTTTTAAATACTTTTGATACTGATTCCAGTCGAATGTTCCACGAATAGAGTTTACATCTAATTTTTTTACCCACCATTCTGTTTTAGAAATAAGTGAAAGATTTGTTTGATTGTATGTTTTCATGTTTATTTGTTTTTAGTTAATTTTTAAATAAGTCGATACTTTATAGCGCAAAGATGTAAGTTATATTCATAACATCATATTCTTTTTAAATTATCAAATTTTTTACCTTGTTGCTTTAGTTTTAAAGTTAAGAAGATTAAAGCCTGTGTTTTTAAATAAAAGTCAAAAGTTCTATTTTCACCAAACTTAACTGAATTAATTAATTGTTCGTAGCCTTTTGTATCAGCTTTTTTCAACCCACCTTTGTTAATATAATTATTGTATTTAATCTTTGCTTTCTTTGTGATTATTTCTTTGCTTTCAGGTGAAAATGATATTTGATAATTAGCATAAAGGAACTCATAAATAGAAGGTAAGTGCATCACATTGTCTTCATGGTTAATTATTGTATCAAAACGCTCCGAGTTTTTTTCTTCGCATATTGAAAAAAAGTAATTAGCTATTTGTAAATTTTGCTCAAAGAATTTAGTCATTGGTTTTTCAGTTGTAGGTATTTGGTATTTAAACCATTCTTTCATGGCTTGTTCTCTTTTAATAGAACTCATATAGCCTTTAATGAATTTTGTAAAGGTTACAGTTCCATAACCAACATATTCTCCAAATTCATTGCTTATTCCTAATTTAAAAGCATTTCTTAGTTCTGATATAGTTATACCCTTATGATGTTCTAAAGAGTAGTCATAAATGAATTTAGCAACGTTTTTTAATTGGTCATTCTCTAAAATATACTTTTTGTTTTCTCCACTTAATTCTATTGTTTTTGCTATTTCAGTATAAATTAGTCTTAATGCTTCTCCACGTTCAATATTAACTAACTTTTGTTCATTCTTAGCTTCAACATAAAATTTTT